GAACTGATAAGGGCGTAGAATAATTTCACTACAGGGATTCGTTCCCCATTCCTGATTTGGGTCGCGGCGGCCATTACGAGACGCCTGAGCTTGACTAGCATACCGATTGAAGATACCTCGTTCACCAGAGTGTGATTCATAAATAGCAGACCATTCACGCATGAACTGACCAACAGAGGGCTTGGTCGTGTAGACTGCCGAGTTGTTAGCCAATGCACGCTGTGCGTTTCCTTCCCACCAGTTTCCTGCCTTAGCGTGAGCCATTCGGTCATCGCTCAGGTCAGACAGGCTAATCATCGCAGACCGGCGTACCCCTCCAACCACAACGACTTCCCCGATCTTGCACAGAATATCATGGCATTCCAGCGAGTTAAGTTTACGACCAGCGGCTGACTTGAACTTAGCGACAGTGTAGCGGAACAACTCCACCAACGGTTCCGGGCCACTTGCTCGACCACCAAATGTCTTAAGGCGTGCCCCAGCAGGACGTACGGCGGATACGTCCCACTTAGGTACTTCTCCGGCATACAGGAGGGCAATAATCTGTCGCAGAGCCTTTGCCCAGCCTTCCTTAGAGTCCTTGACGACCACCACAGTGTTAGAGTCAAACAAATGATCTGGAACTTCCGGCAGACGATTGACATACTTTTCCTCTACGCTAAAGCCTACCCCTGTACCACAGAGTAGGATATACATTGCCTCATCGAATGCTTTAGGGTCATCAACGGGAAGGTACGAGCAATTGTATCCAGCCACATTCTGACGGTCTAGGGCATCGCCTGCGGTCATAATCGCACGCATGGACGGCACAACCTCAAGGTTCGTCACAGCATCTTGCAGTTCCTTGCGAAGCTCAGTAGGCAAGAGGTAGTTGTGTTTCTTCCTCAAGTGTCCTTCCATGAAGTCAAAGTAACGATTGACTGTCTCAGGCCAGTGCTCTCGGCGGCCTTTGTCGTCAAGGTAACGGGAATACCTGGACTTGGCAATGTAGGTTTGGTACGGAGTCATTAAAATTCCTTCTCTAGTTGTTCTTGTTTATCTTCGATCAGGTCTTCAAACCGATCTACGATGTCTTCGCTCTTCAAGTCTAAAAGCTCCAGAAGCGTTACTTCATCCAGAGCCTTTAGACGATCCTTCAAATCATTGAACGTCAGGGTCATACTTATCAATCTCCCGCTGGAGATACCAGAGGGCTTTCTTCAAGTCCTCTAGGCCATTCTTTTGTCGGTGTCGAGCCACATACTTGATGACATTGGAGAGCCTGAAATTCAGCTTCCAAGCCTCAATAGCATCAATAGGCTGCACCGTGCTGTAGTTGTAATGAACTGGCTTGCTAATAGCATCCATATTCTGTTCTTCTTCCTTAGTTGTCTCAGCGTATATGTTCTTGTCAACCCAGTTCTCGTACTGCGTGCCCTTTAGCGTGAAGCAGGTGTCGCAGATACGGTGCATGGTTTGCTTGACAGGCCCATAGAAGCAGGTCTTACACGATATGTCTGAGAGTATCCCTCGACTCACTAATTGTTCCCTTAGCTGCTGACCAAGTTGCACAGTCTCGGCACTGATACCGCTGGTATCGACCTGCTTTCGTGTGATTATAACCTCGCTTTTGGACATTGTGACTCCCACAAGTAGGACAAACATGGTCAGTGTCCATGTGAACACCGCGATTAGGATGGTTCTTGATCCAAGGCAGGAACCGCTTGTACACCTTCTCAAGCAACAGAACATCTTGGACATTGTACGCCTGCATACGAGTCCAGGCATCCTTGTCCTTGTTCATGCACTTGATCCACAACTCAAAGCCTTCGTGAGACACCTTCTGTCCCAGTCCCAGAGCACGACCGACATAGTCTAGCTTGTTGCTCGGGAACCGGAACTGCTGTCGTGCAGTCTTCAGAAGGTCAATCTGAGCATACGGACTAGGCGGTGACATCCCTGCCTCAAGGAACTCCTTGTTGAGCGTAGGAATGTCGAACCTAGAACCATTGTAGTGGACTACTGCGTCAGCCTCATCCAGCAGCTTGTGGATGCGCTGTAGCATTTTCTTGCGTCCACCCATAATGCTGCTGAACATGACATCTTCTTGATCCAGCCACTTAGCAGCCCAGCACAGCATTGCGCTAGAGTCCACGATCTGACTGATGCTGATGTTTTGCTTAAATAGTCCCCAGACATAGGCTGTGTTCGGTGCAGTTTCGATGTCAAGTAGTAGTATCTTCATCGGCTTTCAAGTCCTTAAACCCGCGAGGAGACTCCATCGTCACGTACTTGCTAACGTTGTAGCCGTACACAGAGCCGAGGAAGTCAAGGAAATGACGCAAGACATCGTTCCAAGTCCCGTCATAGTCTACAGCAACATTGAAGTTAATGTTACGTTCATCCCCGGAAAAGGCAAAAGTATAGTTGCTCTTCTCTTCTTCGTTGTCCAAATCAAACATATCACATCCACTCATTTTATACCAAAGCCTCCATTACGTTAGGGAAATCACGCCACAGTTCCTGCTCACACAGCAGCGCAATCTCACGGTGTTCCTTCTGAGTCTCCACTCCAGTCCTGATCTGGATATAGTGGAGCCAACTCCTCAGTGTTCCATTCATGTACATCTTACTCGTTGTCAAGCCCTCTGGCAAGACCTTCCGAGCAACTTCCTTAGCTATTCCTGCATTCAGTGCATTCTCATACGCTGCCTTAGCGGCCTTGAGCACGTTGTACTGCTGCTCTTCCCAGAATCGGATCATCTCCCGATCTTCTACGGGGAGGCTGTTCTGTCGGTTCTTTTCGTCCTGTAGCCGTGGCTCAGAGTAGGCATAGCCGTCTGCCACTGCGTACCGCTGACTGAACTCTTGGAAGGAGAAGCTACGATGCCTCAGAATCTGCCTTGCGATGTCTCGTGTGCATTCTATCTCCATGCAAACATTGACCATCTCGAAGGGACTCCAGTGCTTGTGCTTTATCAGGTACTTGATTAGCGGAACATACTTCTCATTTGCCTGATTCGCTGGGTTCGACACCCGAGCCATGTACGCTATCAGTTTCTCCGCCTCCGGCGTCTTCCACACTGTCTTCACGGACGGCATATTTCATTCCTTCCTTAATTCCATTCTTGATTGCTTCCATGATAGCGAAGCGAATCAGTGCCTCTTTTTCCAAGGCAGTCAACTCAAAGCTAAAGTCCGCACTACCGTCCGGGTTCTCACGAATCTGCGTTACTTCCACGATACTCTTTCTTAATGAACTCAATGAAGTCCGTATGACACATGTAGTATTCTAGCAGCGTTACGAAAGCACCTTCAAGCTGCGCGTTGTTAGCAATGTCCTCCGGGTGCTTCACTGTACGACGATTGTAACGCACACCGTCTAGACCGTCTTTTAAGGACTGGACAAGGAACTCATCCAGTGCTTCGTTCGGTATTTCGATTTTCATTGTACACCTTAAAGAAGTAATCAGCGTCCACGATCACTAGCGGCTTGCACTGATTCTGTTTGATGACCACCAGAGGCTCGTAAGTTCCATGAGAGGCTGCTTGACGGTAGAAGTCGTACACAGCGATCTTTGCATGAGACTTACATTCGATCTGGAACGGGTAAATCTTCCGAGCAGCAGGAGACAGTTTGACATCAGCGCCACCTGCGCCCATGCTAGTGCTTACAACATCGTCAGGCTCTAGCGTAGGCGCATACTCCAGCATCTTCTTGGCAGTCCACTGCTGCAACAGCCTGCCTTTGTTCTTTGCGCTACTTGGTTTCATTCATTGTCCTAGAATACTGATGAAGCAAACCACCAAAAGTGTCAACAAACTCCTCATCATGGTTTGTCTTACCCATTGTAAACAGCACCGCATGGACAAGTTCATGGTAAAAGGTAGCCTCCTGAGCCTGCTCCGGCAACGATGCACGAATCTTAATCGTGTGCGTCTCCGGGTCACACAGGCCCATCTCAGTCATGTGCGCTACGCTTAAGACTGTCCACTGGCATCCTGCGAGGTTGAAGGAGGCAACCACATTTGATCCGGCGTCCTTCGCAACCACAGCAGTTGCCCGTTTTCTGTCAGTCTTTCTAGCGACAGTTCGTGTTTCTGATACGTCTTCCATACAGCCTCATACAGTTCTTGTTCAGTTTTACATTCACTAAGTATCTTGGTGGCCTTTACTGGCCCGATACCGTGAATGCCCTCAATATTGTCTGTTCTGTCTCCTGTCAGCATCTGCTTGTAGAAGTTCCGTAGCCCTTCAAACTCAGTGACCGTGTACTTCTCGCATTTGACAGGATTGTAATGAAGCCCTGGAAGTTGATCCAAGTCTTTATCCACATGGACGATCCAAGCACTAGGGTTCTCCGTGGATGCGATACCGACAGCATCGTCAGCCTCCTCGCCATCAGTCACGATTGCACCCAAACGCTTGACCAAGACATCACGAAGATACTCGTAATGCTTGGGCTTCTTCATGTCCTTGCGGTTGCCCTTGTACGGAACAGTCTTGGCAATGTCGTACCTGTAGTTAGACTTGCCGGTGATCCACGCCTTGTAATCCTCGCACTTCAGGTCGATGTATACAATGTCAGTGAACCACTCGACAAGCCTAGCCCTAGCAATGCTCTCGGAGTCATTCTCTGACGCGAAGCCGATGCGGTAAACCATCACATCAGCATCCACGAGAGCGATACTAGGATTAGAGGACATCTTCCGTTTCTTCCTTGACTGCGCCTTCAGGATTGTAGGTCTTCAGTTCCGTTACGATCAGCTTCTGGATGCTCGGAGCAGAGCCAAACTTGGCAGACATCTTATGACGATACGAGGTCACCAGAGCAACAACCTTGGTGCCGTTGCCGATCTTCTTGATGTCTACGGGGTTACCGTCTTCGTCCACAGGCTCAAACACAAACTTGGACTTACCAACGATGAACTTGCCCATCGTGTCCTTGTTCTTGATCTTGATGCCCAGTTCCTCCAGGGCTTCGCAAGCCTTGTCAGACAGCATACCGAGAGTGCATTCGTACTTCGTGTTGTCTTCATTGAACTTGGTGTTGAACTCTGCCATCCAGTTGGCCCAGAAAAGCTCACCAGCAACGCGAACAGGCTTGTTATCACTACTCATTTCATCTTCCTTTCAGTTTTACAATGGTGCGGCTGGCGGGACTCGAACCCACACAGCGTAAGCCGGGAGATTTTAAGTCTCCTGTGTCTACCGATTCCACCACAGCCGCGAGAGAGCTACTATTGTAGCGTCATATTGTCCGGAATGCAACCACTTTCTTCATAAGCCCTTATGATGTGTAGGGCTTCCATGAGCAAATGCTTTGCATCATCGTAGTTCATGTTCTGAGAAATCTTCAGATCGAAGCCTTCCTCATCTGCTTGAATGATTACGATGCCAGCCGGAGGGCCATCAGTGGGTTTCTTTCCAATTCTTGCCAATCTTGTACTCCCCGTCCAATGGACATCGTAACTTAAAATGTTGTCCTGCTTCCACAATGCTCAGTCGTGCAGCCTTGCCTGCTTCGTCGGCAACACTGGCGTGACACTCAAACTGAAACTCATCGTGGACACTGGCCACTTGTTCTTCTTGATCTTGTCATAGAACAAGCACAGTGCCTTCTTCATCACAATCGCTCCTGCACCTTGGAGTAGGCTGTTAAGTGCTGCATGCTCGGAGCGAACCCAAATCTTACGACCATCAAGCCCCGGTACAAAGCCCTTGCCTGCATACTTGGATACCTTATCTCGTAGAGCCTTGAGTGCGGGAGTCGCATTAAGGAAGGAACTTGTAAGTCTTTCACCGTCCTTTGCCGACCCACCAACGATAGAACCAATCTTCGATGGCCCTGCCCCGTAGAGGAAAGCGTAGATGAACGTCTTTGCTTGATCCCGTGTCTGTAGTCCTGCTGCTTTTTGATTCTTCGTGTGGACATCAGTTCCGTCCTTGGAAGACCCTTCCACAACCGTCTTGACATAATCGTCATCCTTCATGTAGTGTGCCAACATCCGAAGCTCTAGCCCTGATGCGTCACAGCCAACCAAGACATTACCAGTCTCAACAGTCCAACACTGACGGCACTCAGGCCCATAGACAGACCCTGCGTTGGGAATCTGTGCCATGTTAGGGCTTTGGTGCGTCATCCGGCCTGTTACAGCGCCATTGGTGATAACCCTACCATGCACCCTACCATCATAGCCTACAGCCTCCATCCAAGACTCAATCTGTGCCACACGTTTCTGAAGCATCAGGTACTCAGCAATCAGTTTAGCCTCTGGAAGCTCGATCTTCGACAGGATAGACTCGTCAACCATCGGCTGTCCTGTCTCGGTGAACTTCTCTGGCTTCCACCCAAGCTCAATCAGCTTTTCTCCGATCTGCTTGCGTGATCCTGGGTTGAAAGTAACCAACAACGGCTTGAGTTGCTTTCCTGTCTTTTCACTGACTCGTGGGACTTCGTAGGATGGCCACCGCTGCTGCATTGACTCATATACCTCTGCCATTCTTCCCTTGATGTCAACAAGTAGCAGGGTTGCGTACTCTTGATCCAACTTGAAACCATTTCGTTCCTGCTCCGCAATGATGGCTGCTACCTTGTGCTCAAGGTCAACAGACTCCTGACTGAACTCCTTGCGGGTGACTTCCTCTGTCAGCCTACGGTACAGCAGCTCAGTGACTTCTACGTCTGCCGTACAGTATTCAACCAGAAGGTCAGGGAAAGGATTGTCAAAGCATTCACCCTTGTAAGCCTGCTTCCGTCCAGCAAGTTCTTCCCAGCGTGTAGCGTAGTCAATCTTTTCCTTCCCGAGTGTCTTCCCCCATGCCTCCAGGCTGTGTCCTTGCTCTCGACTCGGATCGAGCAGCCTTGACACTATTAGAGTATCGTAGCATTGGCTCAAACGAATCCTCGTCTGCCAAGTACGATTTAGGATCGGTGCATCGAACGCCAGAATGTTTTGGCCGATTATTAACGTAGCGTCCCTTAAATACGCCCCGAGGGTCTCTGCTTCCTTCCATACCTTGATCTCTTTACTGTCAATGTCTTTAGTGATTACCAAGTGAATCGTACGGTGATCCGTCGATGTTTCGATGTCCAGCACTAGCCTTTTCATATCTGGCTTTCAGTTCTTCATACTCGTGGATTAGACTCTGGTGATTCCTTAGTAGCTCGTCATACTTCCCCTCCAGTTCCCACACCCGAGCCACGAGTGATTCTATGTCCATCATAATGTTTCCTCAACCTCAAGCATTCTGCCTGTGTAAGTGTCAAACAACAAGTGACACGCAGGGCCAGTGTAGCCATTGTACCTGTTCTTTGCAACTGAAACCTTTGTCGTGTGCCTGTCATTGTGATCCTCTGCCATGCTGTTGCGCTCCAGTGTAATCACTGCGTCCGACAACTGAGCAATGGCCCCTGATCCACGCAACTGAGACAACGACACTGCCTGACCATCTTCGTGTCCTGCATTGCCCGTGGGCCTACGAAGGTGAGACACACAGAACAACGTAATCCCGAGTTCCTGTACCAGTGTCCGCAGTTTAGTCATCAGATTGTCAATGGCCTTACGCTCATCGCCCAAGTCCTGTCCTGACACCACGATGCTGATGTGATCCAGGAACACAACCTTACAGTCCAAAGCCTTGGCCATGTAACGAATACGATTCAGAACATTGTCAATCTCCAGCGACCCGAAGTGATCGAACAGGAACACCCTGCCGGTTCCCAGAGTCGCATCGAAGGCATCCTTCAGTTCTTCGCCGGTCACTGGAGTGTCTGGCAAGTGTAGCATCTTGTTAGCGTGTACTGACATGATGCTTCGTGCTGTCTTGCGTACAGACTCTTCCAAGAACATAGCTCCGATCTTCCAGTCAGTTGTCTTGAGCAGTCCGTACAGGATTTCCCGTAGGAACTGACTCTTACCCAAGCCTGATCCGGCGGTGACAGTAATCAGTTCAGCGTCACGGATGCCATACAGCAGCTTGTTCAGTCCTTTCCACGGGTAATGCGCCTTAGCAGGCTGCTCGGGAGTGCTAACAGAGTCCCACAAATCAGCCGAGTTAACGATACCGTCCGGTACATAGACTTCTGCTTTCCACCACTCTGAAACAAATTCCTTAGTCGCGCCAGCAATGAGGTAGTCACAAGCATCTTTGAACCCCGACAGATGTTTTACGATCTTCGCCTTAGGCCCAAACAACTCAGCCACTTCTTTAGCGGCCTTGCGTCCAGGCTCATCAGCATCAAAGCAGATTACAATGTTCTCGAAACTGTCCAGCCACTCAAACTGTGCCTTGCAGTCCTTCAGGGCTGCGTTAGCACCGTTACGGATAGACACAACAGGCCACTGACTCCCGGTAAGTTGGTAAGCAGCAAGGGCATCCAGTTCACCTTCGACCAAAGTAACATACTTGCCTCCCTGATGGAACAGGTTTTGACCAAACAGCTTAGCCTGTTGGAAGTCTCCACGGATGGAAAACTTCTTTTCTTCTACATTCCTGACCTTGTAAGCGACGACGGTAGAATCATTGTCAAGATACGGGTAATAATGGTTTGAATCATCTTGCAGGACTCCGAACTTTTCACAGGTTTGTCGATTGATACCACGCTCAGGGATGCCCCTGACAGTGCCGCTAACGCTCAGGCTCTTAGCCTTGGGCGGTTTCGGTGCTTGTTGAGTGTCTTCCACGCTTACCCTCGTAGTGTTACACGCGAAGCAGTGAGTGTGCCCGTCATCGTACATAGCATTAGCGTCTGAACTGCCGCAGGACGGACATTCAATGTGCTTCACGAACTTAGATTCTGTCAAGATTTCTTCTCCACAGGAACAGCCAAAAGCCAATTAGAACCCAACATTCTAACAGATTTCACCCATTTCCGCATGTTTGCACGGTTTAATTCCACGCTGGCGTCAGGGTTATTCCACAGCTTGCGTACCTTGATGAGCATTTTAGTATTCATTCTGCACCTCTGCTGCTTTCTCGTCTGCTTCGTCTTCCAGGCGTTGCAGTGCCTTGGCGTTGAGGCTATCCACAGGAAATTCCTTGTCGTCAATGGTCAGGCAAACGATATCAGCACGGTAGTTCCGGTGAATCTTAGCCTCAACCGTCACCAAGCAGTCACCCATGTAGGTTTCAAAGATAAAGGTCACGATGCCATCCTATAGAGTCCAATGTTAGCGAATGCGTAGCCAATGTAGCAGACAAACATAGGCGTATTGCCTTTGTATAGCTGCTCCAGGGCCACGCCGAGGTAGATCAAGCCAGTGACAGCGATTAGCCATGCACTCATTCTAAATCCTCATACGTCAATCCGTATTCTTCTGGCTCAGGATGATCAGGATCGCTAGGGTGCGGATGAGCCCTCAGAGCCGCATAATAACGCTTCAATGCCTTATCGTCGCAAAATTCTTGCCACGCATCGTCGGGAAGGTCTTGATAGTCAATCATTGTATCACCTCGGCATCCTTGCAAGCAATCCAGTTCTTAGCCTGATATAGATCACGCTCACGAACCCAAAACACAGCCTCGTCAGGGTCAAACCAGACCACATCAAACTGCTCACCGATGTGCTGGCTGTACCAAAACAGACCATCGGAACAGCCTTTGACTTGAATCTTGATTACTTTTCGATCAGACATGATAAGACCACCACAAGAATAGTAGACATCAGGACAATCATCGATCATCGTCCCACTCAGACATCACACGGTTTATGTCTTTCATCACGACCTCAAACCCATAAAGACGCATCAAATCGACAATGGCATGGACAGTCCCAAAGTAGTAGCACTCCTCCTGGAATGCTTGATTGTCACCTAAAGACCTCAGATATTCCCCTTCCAGGGTGCTCAGATCGTCATCAACGTGCATGATTTCCTCGTAAAAGTTAACATTAACAGTTATCTTACATTATAAGTCTACTATTAATAGTCTACTTATAACATTACTCTTTTATGTTGTCTTCTCTATATAGATCATTGTACATGTCTTCCGTGTCCGTGTCAACAGGTTCTTCAATGTCCACACAGTTAGCAAGGTCTTCCCGTGTCGTGACAGGCACATCAGCCATTGTGGACACCTCAGCAAAGCAAGCATTACATAGGTCTAAATAAGCCCCTGTGAGGGCATGCTTGCGGGTTGACTCGTAATCGTTAAGGTTTTTGTTGCAGCACTGACAGCGCATGTTAATCCTTTCAAGTGTTGTTTATTTACAACAGAGCATCTGACCACTCAGGGTTTACCCTAGGTTGCCTTGGATGCTTTACTGGTTCCAGCGGTTGACCTTTGAAGGTCGGAAAAGGCCAGTTTTTAAGCAATGAACAACGCTTCAGGCTACCTTGGTATTCCCCGACCCACGATAGCGCCTCTACGGGCCTTTTAGAGGCCTTCCTGACCCCTTCCTTGCCTAGATTGTCTTCAACCATTGTCTAGATTCCTCAATTGCGTCTTCCTCCAAGCCCTCGAATGTTCGGGATTGTAGGGTTTCTCCGGTGTCATAGTCTATCAATTCTAGCTCATAAAAGCCAGGATCGTGGACAAGCCATACGTGGACAACCTTGTCAAAGGTTCCGACAGAATAGATGAACTCCATGTTAGCCTTTCATTTTCACAATGTGAAACAGTCCCATAGGTTCACCATTGGCGTCAGGGTGATCATTCCACAGTGCCCACAGTTTACATTGTGTCCTATCACTGTTGCGGTATGCAACAATGCCAGTTGACTTAAAAACTACAGCATACATAGATTTTCCTCATTTTGTATTGTCTACAATGTCGCCGCAAGCGATCCAAAGCAAGCGCGACAGGTTTTCATTGTGGTTTGATAATTCGACCTCATCCCATGCGCCGAATTCCTTGAGTGATTTCGATAGGATAGCCGGGTTTATTTGTTCTAGCTGCCTACGTATAGCTGGAACAGCCCTTAATTCTGAAATGTCAGAATCACATGCGCCCATATGGTAGCCCTTGTGGGCTTGCGCCTTTGTAATGTTAAGCTCTATCGTTCCGTGTGAGTCGCTCCACCACATGTTAGAACCCTCCAGCAAGCAAGACACCCAACCCAGCGAAGACAATCACTAGGGCGATAGCGTCAACGATAGTTGACCCGAAGACAGTGTTTTTCATTTTGAACCTTTCAAGTGTGCGACAGCATCGGCACGGGTTTCAAACCGGCCAATGATAGGTGTTTGATGGTATCCACGAACAATGTACCATCCGCCAAGCAAACGATTGTACACGACCTTTACCATGGTTTAGCCTTTCACAATCTTAATGACTTTGGCCATTTTGACACCGTGGGCAGGGTACGCGATAACGTCCACTGTCTTATCGTAACATGCGCGACAGCCTGAGCACTTGCCAGCATTCTCATAGGCACGGCACAGTGTAACACCGTTTGGCAGAGTGTTAGCATCGGGAACAATGACCGAACCATGCAAGCCAGCGATAAAGTCACCAGTCACGCTATCCGAAGAGAAACGAACCATGACATTGGGCAGTGCTTGCATTTCAGACAAAACCATTTGAAATTTAGGGAATTTGTGCATGCGAGTAGGTAGCCAATGTTTCACCCACGGCGTGCGCTTCATCACTTCGAGAATCTTTTCGGCAAGCCCCAAGGTGTACACATCACCCGAATCAAACCAACGGAAGTAGCGATCTGAGTCTAGTGCCTTAACCATATCATCAACCCACTCCAGTCGCTGCCAGTCTTCCCGGTTCTCTAGGCGTGGTGCCTTCACATTAGGGTAACGATAGTTCCCCGTGGTTGCGTAGCATCCCTTGCAAGCATCAACTAGTTCGCCAGGGCTAGCCCAAGAGCCCGGACAAGTCTCAAGGGCTTGGAGTGACCAAGAACGGATACCGTCAAGCTTGGATGTGACACTGATACGGATTGCCATGATTGTTTACTCTGTGGTGTTGCGGTGTGGTGGATTGTAGGGCCTTGGCAGGGCTTGTCAAGCCCCTACGGTTTGTGTGGTTATTCAAAGGGCTTGAAAAGCTGCTCAAGGTTCACGCGGACCTGATCGCGGAGGCGGTACTGGTACACGCTCACAGCGCCCACGACCGTTTCACGCTCAATCCAACCGAACACCTTTGCCATTTTGTATGCGGCCTTATGTTCAGCACTGTGCGCCAGTACGGTCACGAAACCATCGTTGCTAATGTGTGCCAGGATTTTGCTTTCGGTTTTGGTCATGATGTTTGCTCCAGTTGTTCGCTTGCTTGATTGCCTGCGATAAGTGAACTGTATCAGCAAGCAGCCCATTGTCACTAGGGCAAACCCTTAGTTCTCAAGATTTAAACCCTAACAGGGTAAACCCTTAGATGTTTCCTTGATAGGTGTTCTCTATCGGCTTGATAGTCCCCTTCTAAGGGTCCTGCAACGCCACCCACGCCTAGCAATCCCCGTGCCAGGAACTCTAAATGCAAATAAGAATCATTCTCATTTACCTAGCAAGAACCATGCCAGGATGCTATGCACCACTTTGGTGCGCACCATCTTGGTGCACTCTGAAGTGTGTGAGTGCTCACTAACTTAGACTGCTAATGCGAATGCATTCTCATTAGACACCGGGGGAGGGGTGCGAGGGGCTGAGAAGTTTTTGTTGGAGCCTACTCCGTTCACAAAAAAGGAAAATTAGACTAAAAAGACAACACTTAAGAACTTGTGTAAGTGTTTGATTCTGTTGTGTAAAAGCAACGGCTAGGAAGCCGATAGCGGACACCCTGGATGGGAGACTATAAAGGGTGCATCTGTTGTAAAAAGACAACAAAGATGAAGAAAAGACTTGACAAAAGACAAAAGTTGTGTTATAATAACTCTATAGACTAAGAAGAAAAGACATCTAAGAAGACATAGAAGCATAGATGTACATAGATGTATATATTTATAAATATACTTATAATATGTACTTATAAAGACATAGAAGTATATAGGGTACTGTCGTAAGTTCATAATCCATTGTCTCCCTGAAAGGATAAAGACATGACTAAGCCGTCAGGCAACAAGATTGGTCGTCCGAAGAAGTCAGACCTTGCTGCTATCCGAGAGAATAGGTCTGTAGGTCGCCCCAAGGGCACTGCTGCCATCATCAATGAGTACCGTGACCGGATGCTCAATAGTCCTAAGTCAGAGAAGGTCTTGCAGAAGATCATGGATGCTGCGCTACAGGATGAACACCCACACCAAGCAGCAGCCTGGAAGATCATAGCTGATCGTATCATTCCTGTGTCTGCTTTCGATCAAGCCAAGCAGTCTGGTTCTATGCCTCAGATCAGCATTAATATCTCTGGTCTGAATGAACCAAAGGTTTCAACCTCAGACGATGTGATTGATGTATGACAGCTTTAAACTTTCAACTTCTGGAATGGCAAAAGAAAGTATTTACAGACTCTACACGCTTTAAGATCGTAGCTGCTGGTCGCCGGTGCGGTAAGTCCCGATTGTCGGCTGTAACGCTGCTTATAGAGGCTTTAAACTGCCCTGATGGTTCGTCTGTGATGTATGTGGCTCCTACGCTTGGACAGGCCCGTACGATTATCTGGGACTTGATACATGAGCTTGGAAGGCCAGTCATCAAGTCCAGCCATGTGAACAACCTTGAGATCACGCTGATCAACGGTAAGAAGATTCTGGTCAGAGGTGCGGACAATCCTGACAGTCTTCGTGGTGTGTCGTTAACCTATCTCGTGATGGACGAATGTGCGTACATCAAGCAAGAGGTTTGGGAAAAGATTCTTCGAGCAGCTTTGTCTGACCGTAAAGGTCGTGCACTGTTTATTTCTACTCCTGCTGGTCGTAACTGGTTTTACGACATGTTCAAGCTGGGACAGTCTGAAGAAGACGAAGAGTGGAAGTCATGGCACTTTACGACTCAGGACAATGAAACGATTGATCCTAAGGAAATTGAGGCTGCTAAAAGAACCTTAAGTTCATTTGCTTTTAAACAAGAATACTTGTCTAGCTTTGATACCGCTGGTGCTGACATCTTCAAGTCAGAGTGGTTCAAGAAATCTGAAGAACCGCAGTATGGCTCCTATGTCATCGCTGTGGACTTAGCAGGCTTTGAGGATGTTGCTAAGAACGCTGGTGCTGCTAAGAAAAGACTAGACGAATCTGCCATTGCTGTTGTTAAGGTAACTGACAACGGTGATTGGTGGGTGAAGAAGATCATTCATGGTCGATGGGATATCCGAGAGACTGCTGCAAAGATTCTGATGGCTGTCAGAGACTTTGAGCCTTTGTCTGTCGGTATCGAGCGTGGTGCGCTGAAGAACGCAGTGCTGCCATACCTCAACGACCTGATGCGTAAAAACAACATCTACGCACACATCACGGACCTAACGCACGGCAACAAGAAAAAGAATGATCGTGTGATTTGGTCTTTACAAGGTCGTATGGAGCATGGTCGTATCACCTTTAACGAGGATGAGGACTGGGAAGAATTCTATGACCAGTTGATTATGTTCCCAACACAAGGAGTGCATGATGACTTGGTTGATGCTTTGTCTTATGTCGATCAGCTTGCTATCACTAGCTATCAACAAGACTACGAAGATGAAGAATACGAAACACTTGACATTATATCGGGGTACTAAATGAAACAAGGACTGTACGCGAACATCAACGCTAAGCGCAAGCGCATCGAAGCTGGCTCTGGTGAAAAGATGCGAAAGCCCGGCACCAAAGGTGCTCCGTCTGCTAAAGACTTCAAGGATGCAGCCAAGACTGCTAAGAAGGGGAAAAAGAATGGCTACTAAAAAGACAATCCCAATGAAAGAGTTTAAGCCCTGTCCTGGTTGCCCTACTCCGGCTAAGTGCAAGAAAGCCGGTAAGTGCATGATGAAGGGAAAGAAAAGTGGCTACTGACTCTAGGCTTACCCGTGCCGGTGTGTCCGGTTACAACAAGCCCAAGAGAACCCCTAACCATCCTACCAAAAGCCATGTTGTTGTCGCCAAGGAAGGTGATCAAGTCAAGACTATTCGATTTGGTCAGCAAGGCGTAACTGGCTCCCCTGAAGGATCGAAGCGTAACGAAGCATTCAAGGCTCGTCACGCCAAGAACATTGCTAAGGGTAAGATGTCTGCTGCGTACTGGGCCAATAAGGAAAAATGGTAATGGAAGACAACTACAACAATGTTGAAATGGATCAGCCTTCCGAGAACGACAAGGAACTTGTCTCTTGGATCACTGATCACATTACCCGCTGGCGGGATCATCGTGATGCTAACTACATGGATAAGTGGTTAGAGTATGAGCGTATCTTTCGTGGGATTTGGGATTCAAGTGATCGACAGCGCGATTCGGAACGCTCTCGCATCATCTCTCCAGCCACCCAACAAGCCGTAGAGACGCGCCATGCTGAAATCATGGAAGCTATCTTCGGCAATGGTGAATTCTTTGACATTGACGATGACATCCGTGATGTAGACGGTAATCCGATGGACATTGAAGCCCTCCGACTACAGTTGATGGAGGATTTCAAGAAGGACAAGATCAAGAAATCTGTTGATCAGATCGAACTGATGGCAGAAATCTACGGTACCGGCATCGGTGAAATCATCGTCAAGAGTGAAACTGAGTACATCCCGGCTACTCAACCGATTCCTGGGGTGGCTCAAGCCGCTGCAATCGGTGTCAATGAGACTGAACGGGTTGCAGTTAAGCTAAAACCAGTCAATCCTAAGAACTTCTTGATTGATCCTAACGCTGACAGCATCGATGATGCTATGGGTGTGGCAATTGAGAAGTATGTTTCTCTGCACAAGATCGTTGAAGGCATCGAAGCAGGTATCTATCGCAAGGTAGACATCCAGCCTGACAGCGAAGATGTGGACTTAGAGCCCACCCAAGACCCGAAACAGTACCAAGATGACAAGGTTCGTCTGGTGACTTACTACGGTTTGGTGCCTCGTGAGTACTTAAACGAAGCTAAAGACGAAGAATACGAAGAATTGTTCCCTGAGGATTCTCCTGGGGACAAGTATTGTAACCTTGTAGAAGCGATTATCGTCATTGCGAATGACAGTTTGCTGCTCAAGGCTGAAGAAAACCCGTACATGATGAAGGATCGTCCTGTTATCGCCTATCAGGATGACACGGTTCCTGGTCGTTTCTGGGGCCGTGGAACGGTTGAGAAGGCTTACAACATGCAAAAGGCCATCGATGGTCAGTTGCGTGCTCATATGGACTCCTTGGCCCTTACAACGGCTCCTATGATGGCTATGGACGCTACCCGTCTGCCTCGTGGTGCTAAGTTTGAGGTTAAACCCGGTAAGGCTATCCTGACCAACGGCAATCCCAACGAGATTCTGTTCCCGTTTAAGTTCGGACAGACCGATGGTAATGCAATGGTAATGTCTCAAAACTTTGAGCGGATGCTGTTACAGGCCACGGGTACGGTAGATAGTTCAGGAATGCCCAGCAATGTGCCTCGTGACGCTGGTGTTGGCGGTATGAGCATGGCTATGGCGGGAGTTATCAAGAAGTACAAGCGTACTTTGACCAACTTCCAAGAAGATTTCATGATTCCGTTCATCGAAAAGGCTGCATTCCGATACATGCAGTTCGATCCTGAGCGTTATCCGTCTGTTGACATGAACTTTGTGCCTACCGCTGCTCTCGGCGTGCTGGCTCGTGAGTTTGAACAGCAGCAGATGATTGGTTTGTTACAGACTTTAGGCCCGAATACGCCTGTTCTGCCGTTGATCCTCAAGGGAATCATGCAAAACAGCAGCCTTACGAACCGTGCAGAGCTTATGCAGGCACTGGATCAGATGTCTCAGCCCTCACCCGAGGTGCAGCAGGCTCAGATGCAGCAGCAACAGGCTCAGATGGCTCTTCTGGAGGCTCAAGTGGCTGAGTTGCAGGCTAAGGCCCAGCGTGAGCAAGCAGAGGCTGCTAAGGCCGTTGCAGAGGCTCAGGCAACCCCGCAGATTGCCCAGGCTAAGCTGGTTTCTGCTCTGACCAACAACCTGAATGAGGATAACGAGTCTAAGGACTTTGAGCGCCGTGTGCGTTTAGCTGAGATTGCTCTGAAGGAAAAGGACATTGACAGCAACGAACGCATTGCCATGACACAAATGATGCGAAAACAGTAAAAAACACTTGACAAAATCATAAAACTAGTGTATAATACTCTTATTAGCAACTACAAAGGACTCCAATGGAACAATCCTTGTCGCAATATTACGAAGAACAATTCTCATTGTTCTCCCAGCAAGGCTGGAAAGACCTCACAGAAGACTTACAGAAGTTAAGAGACAGTATTGATGACTTGTCGGCTGTAAAAGACTCCAATGATCTATGGTATCGCAAGGGGCAGTTGGACATTCTTGATCTGATCATCGACCGTAAGAAAATGTGTGAGAAAGTCTTTGAGGAATTGCAAAATGCGGAGAATATTTGAATTTGCCTGTCCTTGTGGACTGGTGTTTGAGAAGTTAGTAGACGATAGAACCCGTGCTATTGAATGCGGATGTGGCATGGCAGCAGAACGGATCATGTCTGCTACTAACTTCAAACTGGAAGGCATCACTGGTGCCTTTCCTGGTGCGTACTCTCGTTGGGAGCGTGTGCGTGCCGAAAAGATGAAAGAAGAACGCAAGAAGGCCGCTTCTCATGGGGAGTAAGCGGGAACCTAAATGCAATAATGTCCTAAAACCCAAAAGGGCAGGATGAAAGGTTTGGTATGGCTCTAATTGACAATGAAGAACTGAATCAGGGCAGTGAACTGGAAGCAGTTGAACAACAAGAAGCAGCTAAGGCTGTTGAACCGGAAGCTCCTAAAGTCCCCAGTAAATACCAGGGCAAGACTTTAGAAGAAATTGTGCAGATGCACCAAGAGGCTGAAAGGCTCATTGGTCGTCAAGCACAAGAGGTTGGTGAAGTTCGCAGGCTTGCAGATGAACTACTGAAACAACAACTCTCTCATAAGAAAGAAGCGCCACCGCAAGTTGAAAATGAATTAGACTTCTTTGAAGACCCTAAGACCGCTGTTCAGAAGGCTGTTGCCAATCACCCCGATGTACTTGCTGCAAAGCAAGCCGCACGACAGATGCAACAGTTACAGACGCAAGCTGCTCTGGCTAAGAAGCATCCTGACTTTGCTCAGGTTGTTCAAGACCCGGAGTTTGTTAACTGGATCAAAGGATCACCGATGCGTGTTAACATGTACGCATTGGCCGATGCCCAGTATGACTTCAATGCTGCTGATGAACTGATTTCTACATTTAAGCAGATTCGTGGTGCTAGGACGAACAATACTGTTGCTACTGGACAGGAAGTTCGTGCTAAAGACATGAAGGCTGCTAGTGTGGATGTTAGCGGTACCGGGGAAGCATCCAAGAAAGTCTATCGCCGTGCCGACCTTATCCGGCTGAAAATGACTGACCCCGCACGATATGAAGCCTTACAACCTGAAATCATGGCTGCATACTCGGAGGGGCGTGTAAAATAACTTTTGATTTTAGGAGATTAATATGCCTTTAGGTACTAATAATGTGACCGTAACGACCGCAGCAACCTTCATTCCTGAAGTATGGAGTGATGAGATTGTTGCGTCTTACAAGAAAGCCCTCGTTGCCGCTAACCTCATCAAGAAGATGAACTTCAAGGGCAAGAAGGGTGACACCGTTCATATCCCCGCCCCGACCCGTGGCGATGCCTCTGCCAAGGCTGCTGGTAGCCAAGTGACGCTGATCGCCGCTACCGAAGGCGAGAAGACCGTTGCTATCGACCAACACTGGGAATACTCGCGTCTGATCGAAGACATCGTGGAAGCCCAAGCCCTGTCGAGCCTGCGTCAGTTCTACACGGACGATGCTGGCTACGCTCTGGCTCGCAAGGTTGACAGCACGCT